TCAACATCGGGGTTAATTTCAGAGCGGACAACAGGCACTTCCAACGGCATTTGGATTTCATCACCGCTGGCATCCAACGCCCGCTGTGTTTCTTCTCTCAGCCCCATTGCCTGTTTAAGTTGAGCGGCAGTGCGTGACCTTGTGTTTAATTCATACAGAAGATAGTCATCCCCAATTCTAACAACGTGCATAGCTGTATCAGGGTCTTTGTTTAGTTTTGCCGCATACTCAGCCGTTGCCTTATCAGGATAGGTGACATATTCACCATCCGGCTTGCGGACAAATGTATTTTCAACTGTCAGATCGATGCGGTGATCGTCCTCGCCAAGCGAACGGACTGTTGTGCTAAAACCTTTCTTCTCTAGCTGTCTTGCTTTTTTCTCAGCATCGGCAACATTGCGAAACGAAATCTGTACACCGTCGCCATCACTAGCCGTTACCGTAATAGCGCGGCCTTCACCTAGAGCCGGATCATTGTTGAACCTGATCTCTGCCGGATCAGAAATAACATCCCGATCCGGCCTTGGCCCAGGTGCAGTCCCTTCGTTTTCTTCCAAACTTTTCCGCAAGGCGGTATCAACGCCAACGGGCCGACGCCCTGACATAACCTGGGCAACTGCCGCTTGCATAAGTTCACGCCGCGATTGCTCATCGATTATTTCAATGGCCTTGCTGATACGTTGCGCGGCAAATGCATCCTGTGTAATGCCGCCCGTCTTGTCACCAATAGCACCAATGACGCCGTGCATACTGCCGCCAAGGACCGTACCAAAAGCCAGGTTGGCAAAACTGTCGTAGAGATCGTAATCGTATTGGGTGGCCTCTGTTGCCGCCAATACAAGCGGTTCAATCATTGCCGTTCCAACGGCACCTTCAAAGGCGCCAACGCCGGTGCGAACAGCCGCACGGCCCGCCCAGGATGCCTGTCGTGCAAGCATCTGGCTATACCGCGCTGCACCAATAACAGGAATAAATCCAACTGCTACGTTCAGCGGATCAAGCATACTTGCAAACAAGCCCACGCCAAATTGGGCAAACATAGTGGATACATCGCCATCGGAATTTGCAAGAATGCCTTGTCTTAGTAATTCCTCTTTTTTCCATTTAACGCGAAGCGCAAGACCTTCTTCAGTTTCGCCTTCAACCGGCGTTAGCTTGCCTTCAAGTTTCTGTTCCTTGATAAGTTCATTTTGTCTGTCTTCTGAAATAACATCGGGTTCGCGTATGGGCCGTTGTGCCAGCCGGTCAAACATACGTTGCGGCGTGTTTGTTGGTTCCGCATCGTCAGCATCACCCAAATTATAATCAAATTGCGGCTGTAAATCTCCCGCCCGCTCACCAGTTAATTCGTTCCACCGCCAAAGCTGGGTAAGAGGGTTAGTGGCCAGGGCTTCGTCAAAGGTTGTGCCCAATACCGTGCTTGTGTCAAACGCACCCTGATGTTGCAACAAACCAAATTCATTTGTTGGCCCAATAGGATTAAAAAGTTGGGGCATTGATCTATCTTTTTACCTTGGCAACCATCACTAAGGCGTCGCCATAGCTGGATTGGCGCCAAGCAAGCGTTCCCAAGTTTGGGTTGCGCTTCGTAATTTGCCGCTACGTCCACGCGCTCCAAAACTATCCATTTGTATGCTGCTGATAGGCACAACAATCGGAACACCGTTGATGTCATTAACAGGCGTGTCTAAAGCCGTTGCCAGTGCCACGCTTTCGCCATCCGGCGTCAGTGTCCATTGCGCGTTTTGTCTTAAAAATAACTTTTTCTGGTCATCACTGGCGCCTTGTGTAATCTGGGTTAAATCGACGTTTTGCATATTTTCGTCATTTTTTAACCACTCACTTAGCCCGTACATTAACTCCCGTGGACGCTCAATAGACCCCTTTGGCACGATACCTTTTAATTTACCGTCCCTGATAACCTGGTATTGATCTTCCACAACAATCTTGATTGCTTTTTCAACAGCATCGCCCACGCTGTCGCCGCCTCTTACATCATTTGTAGCAAGCAACCGTGCCGCTTCTCGCAACGTATTTACCATCATGATGTTATTAGAACCGGCAATCTGGATCATGTTCTCCATTTTTTTCTTAATGGAACTGTCTATGTCTTTTGTAACGCTGCTGTCTTGCAATAAATCTTCAAGATTTTTCATGCCGCCATCGCGAATAATGCCCGCAAGGGTTTGCCTTGCCCTTGGGTTTTCCACAACGGCAAGGGCACTTGCCTCTTTTGACAACCCATTCGTTTGCATTTCACCAAGCATAAAGCGCCAATCGTTTTTACCCATTGTTTTAGAAAGATTGTTAAACCGTTCGGCAATTTGTTCTGGCGTTGTATTTTCGGTTTCCATAAATGCGACTTGCTGTTTGACAAAACTTTTAGGCAGCTTCCTTCGCATTGTGCTATCCATGCCGGACAAGGCGTATGCCGCAACAAGGGACGCCGCATAGTTCGCATAAGCACCGGCTATGTCTTCAGCGGGAGCATTTGCAATAATAAGCCTGTTCCATTCCGTAAAATTTGCCGATACATCATCGTTAGTTGTAATTACATATTGGGCTGGGTCTGCATTTCGCAGCTTAATATCCCGCGCTTTTGCCGCACGAAACTTTGCCAGTTGCTGCTGGTCTTGTGACGCCATGCCTGGAATAGTGCGAACCCGCTTCGTGTCGGCAACAAGTCTTTTTTCCATTGCCATAATTTGTGAGGGATGTTTTCCCGTAATAAATTCCTGATGCATCGCGCCATCTTGAACATCCACACGCAAGGCTTTCATCATTCGTCGTTCTTCGGGGTCAGAAATATTAGCGTCTATTTCTGCATCGCTAATACGCTTTGTTAATTCCAAAGATAGCGTGGCGTCATTAGCTACATCTTCAATTATAGCCTTGAAACCACGACGAAACTTAACAGCCCTTGCATTGGCTTCCGTCTGTATTTTTGCTGCCGCCCGATCAACCAAACCTTGTGCGCGAATAGCATAAATAGACCGCTGCTTACTCTCTAAATTTGGAAGGTATTTTAAGTTTTTTTCCAGTTTTAAAAACTTGGCAGGGTCTTCGCCAATCTGTTGATTGGCCATCGCATCATCAACCTCAGATAAAAATTTAATTCTTTGCTGTTGTGCCATCTTGCGCGACGTTGCCCCGAACTCCACGGCTTCCTTTAATGTCGCATCCAGCTTGGCTAATCGTGCCGTTGCCGCGCCTGGTTCTTCATCAAGATCGACGTTTCTTATTCCTTCAGCGGCAGCAATAACAATGTTTTCGTTAAGCCTGTCACCCTTAACCTTGTCCATATTCTGCCGAAATGTTTGCCGTAACTTTTCAGCTTTTTTCGGCCCGATCTGGCGATTGACCTCAAGGCTATCAATGCTGTCGATACCTTTCTTTAGCGATGCTACCCACACGGCTTCGGTGCCATCTTTTACGGAACCTTTTACAAGCGTGTTCAAAACAGCAAGGTTATGCGCTTGCAATTCCGAATTGTCGCGGGCCACTTGTTCGCGGCGAATTTCAATCTGTCCCTTGGCCGACAGCATAGAATAATCTTTATCAAACTTCTCACGTCCATAGGGTGACAAGCCCTCAGAAGCAGTTTCATAAATCTGGGCCATCCGCGCCTTAACATCTTCGGGATCAGCCGTTGGCGCCACAGCGCCTGGATTAAACTGACTGCTTTTAGGGTCTGATTCCCAAGACAAAGTTTTGTTTGTGTCAATGCTCTGCTTTAATTCATCCATCTTAAGCGTGGCATTAACAAAAGATTGCGTAACCATTGCATCGGCCCGCGCCCGCAACTGGTTTTCCCCAATGTCTGAAACTATCTGGCCAGCCGCTTGCAAACTCTGTCCTGTTTTATCGTCAAGCAAAACAACAGGGGCAGCAGGGACGCCCGTAGTTGTTGGAAGCGTAGCGCGACGCTGAATTGTGGGAATACGAGCCATATACTTTTACCCCAATAAACTTGTGCCAGCGCCGTAGCGGTATTGCGTATAGGCACCTTTGGCCAATTCCTTTGTTGCACCTATTGCCGCACTTGTGCCCGCCATCTGTGCATTTAAGCGATAACGGGCGGCGGCAGCTTCCTGTCCTACCGCCTGTTGCAGATACGCTTCAGCCTGTGTTTCGCCCTTATATAGAATGGCAAGGCGTTCTAATTGGGCTTCGGATGCCGTTTCAGCAGAAATGTCCAGCGGTGTATCCTGGTCAATAACCACGCCGCTTTTGGCGTAGCCAGTGCGCTGCCGTGACAACATCCGACGTTTGTCCAAGTCAAATGTATCCGCATCAAATTCAGAAGCGCGACGGGCCATCAGCGCGTTGTTTTCAGAAATCTTTTTATTATATTGCATCATACCGGCCTGATATTCGTAATTTGCTGATTGAACGGCGCCTTGGTAAGCAGCGCCATAAGCCGATGTTCCCGCTCCAAACAGATTAGCTGCTGTACCCAGCCCCATGTTTGCAACGGAACTATATAAGCCGCTCGTAAGCGTCCCTGTTGCCAAGCTAAACGAACCAGCAGAACCAATAAGGCCAGCAGTGGCACCCGCTCCGACTCCGCCAAACGCGCCAGCCATTTGGGCCGTGCCAAATAATGTAACAGGATCGCACATATTATTTATCCATCATGGGTTATGATACGGGTTATAAGCGCGGTGATGTGGGCGGGCAGGGGCTCGTCATTGGTGTACACCATCTGGCCCGTTGTATCCCATCCTCCGCGAATGTTTACTTTCTTGTCGCCGGTAAACAGCGGCGGTGAACTGTCCATCGGATCAGACCCCGTTCGGAATATAATTTCATCCAGGTTAGATGTGTTCGGCCCAACCTTGCCGCCCAGCGTATCAATCAGGCGAAGGGTGACTTCAAAATCGCGCTTGGTCTTGCCCTGTGCCGTGCCATCATCGCCGCCAGCTTCGGGCCGCAATGTCTTCATGGTGCATTGTTGCGTCAGTCCAATCTGTGCCTTCGTAACCGTCGGATCAATTGAAGTGATAGCACCCGAAGATATATTGCGTTTAGTGTAGACTGAACCGTTGCCCAAAATGCTGACAGCTTCACCCTCAAGGTGATCAAGGCCACTGATAGATGAAGCCGCCGTACTTGAATAACTGAGGCCACTATCGACAAAAAACGCATCAGCTTTTGTTTCATTTTCTTCAGTGTCAAACTGATTTGAGAGATATTCAACATAGCGCCTCGTTGTTCCGTTGATGGTTCTTTGGACAATCATCCAGACCTCTTCCTCGCCGGTTGTTGACGAAGGGATGATGGCTAGGCTTTCGACAACTGCAATTGCCTGATCAGTTGTGGTTAGCCGCGTTGTGTCACTTGACGTTACCGTGAGCGGTCCCGCACCGGCTCTTGTTGTTTCTTCAACAGTAACAACCGCTGCTGCCGGATTGGCTACGGTAAAATCTGCATGGGCATTGATGGCCGTATAAATATTATCTGCTGTCGTATTGTTATTGGTTTGCGTTCTAAATTCATCTGTTCCGGCAGTTCCCGTCGTAGATGTAAACGTCACGGTTGACCCATCAGATTTCGTAAACGTTAACGTGGTTCCGGCGGCAATGTTTGCATAATCGGATACGGTAATTGTACACGCTGCCGACGTGCCGCCAATTTTGTGTCTGTGCCATGCAACAACCTGTTGATCGCGTAGGTACGTCATGCCAACTAACTGGCCATCAGCTTTTACGCCCCACACAACCGTGCTTGGCTCTTGCTGATAAGCAATTTCTGTAATGCCGCCTTTACTTACTTGATTAGATAAAATTGTAAGGTCTGGTGATTGAAAACTGTCGCTTTCAAATGCATACACAAACTCGCGCAACTTCCGCTGCTGGCGTTGAATAAATACCACTACGTTATCAATACGAATAGGCCGGTGCGATGCCGACCCCCGTGTGCCTTCTCGCACAACTCTGACATTCGTTGGCGTTAGCGCGTCAGCCGTAGTTGATCCAGAAATAACAAACTCACCACCAACGGTTCCAATAGCCATCACCTTGCCTGGTGACAACCAACGGATCGCGTTTACCTGGTCTGTCGCTAACGTATAGATAACAGGGTCATCATCCAAAGTGCCTGGAGTATGATTTTCATAATCGCCTGACTTACTGCCAAACAACGTCTGTGGCTGTTCTGTTGTGCCCGCAAAAAATAATCGTTGTTCGTAAAACGCCACTGCTGCTGGAAACCCTGTTGTGTCCGAAAACGCGCCAAGGCGCCATTTGGTTTCAGCCGTTGTGCCGCCAAATGTAGCATTAACGGTGACCGTTACCTCTGTTGTACTGGTGCGGCCCGTAACCGTGGCGAACCCCCACTGGATGCCGCCGTCGCGCAAAAACTTCCAGGTGCAACCATTGTCAACGATCTCGTCGCCTTCGCCGCTTGGCCCGCCTGATCCGGCAGACGTTCCGGCCTTAATGCATTCGTAGACGTTTCCGCTATTACGCTTAACGTCACCTACGGCATAGGCTGTGCTTGCCGCCCAAGCTGCTGCCTGATGGCCAATCGATATAATGCGGCCAACATCTGTTGTTTGAAAACCGTCGCCATTATTAATGCCGGTAACGGCAGAAGCTGTAATTGTTCTTGACGAACCTGACGCATGGCTTGGCGTTAGAGTTGTGTCGGTTATGTTTTCATCCAAATACGGCCCGTCAGTAAACGTAATGTCAGAGATTGTCCAAGACGTATGGCCGGTGCGCGTTAATTTTCTTGGCGTGTAGCCAGAGTGCGCGATGTAAAGAACGTCAGCCGATTGAGCAAATTGCAAATTAAACAAGTCTGCCGTGGCATAGGTTGTTGTGACCGTGTACACCCGCGCTGCCGTCCCGCCGGAAGAGTAAGCTGTAAAACCGCTTGAATTAATGTTTGTGTCATCAATGTCGGTCAGTTCAAACGTGTTCGTTGTCTTGTTTTTTATCTTGTAATATTTGCCGTTTAGTTCGGTCATACCAACGACACTGGCAATATAGATTTCGTCGCCATTGTCATAGCCATGTGAGGTTGCGGTCACAACGCACGGGTTGGCCTGTGTCGCTCCGCTAATTGTCTTGTTGGCTTCAAGAATTATGCCGTTGTCCTTGTAAAAACGGACATACAAATTGCCGAACTCAATGCAATAGGCTTGTGTGGTTGAAAACTCAAAAGGGATCAGGCGCGTCTTTGCGCTTGATGTCTTAACCTCTTTAACAAACCGTGTGCCTGGACGACGGGTAATGCCGCCGTGAGGCTGCACAATAAAATTCTCCAGCGTTTCGGCGCCGTTGGCATATTTGGTAATATCGACACGGCCATAGAGGTCTTTAGCTAACTCACCGGCAGTCCAGTTTGTTTTAATAATCGAAACGCGGGACATTTACGACCTCGCTTCAAGCCATGTGTTTTCGCTGGCAGACGTTGTTTCCTGGGCATCAACCAACCGCGCTTCTTGTATTAGTGATGCATAAGCTGTCGATGCAGCCGTCACCACGGTTTGCGAAGACGTAATTTCATACGCCACATCAGACGCAAGACGCATGGCATAGGCTTCCGTAAACTTTGCATCATAGATTGACGTGTCCGTAACATCGGCAATGTAAAGGATGTTTAAAGGCGCAGCAGCATCGGTAACAATGTTGCGGCCTTCCACTGACCATTCCTCTGTTGTATCTACCTCAATGATGCGAAGGCAATCAGACGGCCACGGGAAAGAATTAGAATATTCCCAAACAGGTGCGGTTGTGTCAGCCGCCAAGGCGACACGGGTCATGGCAAAATTCCAAGGATGATCGCGCAAGCAATATTGCCGCGACTGTTCATGGATGCGGTTAATTGCGCGGCCTTCAACCGTATCATCTGTCAGCGCCGTAATAGGATCGGCGCCCAAATAGGTCAGACCTTTGTTGGCAATGTCTACGATTGATCCGGCCATATAAAATCTCCAAATTTCTGATTTTTGTCAGAAACACCAAAATCCCGAAAAAGCGTTTTTTTCAGCAATCATTTCATTTTTACGTTTTTAAAATCAGTCACTTAATTTTTTGACTTTTAAAAAACCCAGCGTTTCTGCATGTTTCAGCCATTTTTCAAAAGTGCGTGTGGTATAATGGGTCAACAAGCGGAAAAACCCGTGCCGCTATTTTACATTGTGAATACAAAACCGTGTTGCCGTGGCTTTTGCCATGAAAGGAGAATTGTCATGGCTAACTCAAAAGACTTTCTTTGCTACATCCCGATGATGACGGGCGGCTCATATGGTCGCCATAAAAATCGGGGTGAAGCGATCCTTATGGCTTTTCGATATTTTTCAAGTGATTGGGGCAGCATGTATGATGTCTTCAATCGAGAGATCAAAGGCTACGTTGCCGAGATTACCGGCTTTAACGAAGTTCAATTTGGACCTGTCGAAGGTATTTGGGCCGACATTGAGGACGGTGGTAAACATCGTTTTGAGCTTGAGAAAATTTCTGTTCAGATGCCTCCGCTCAGAAAGAACCAACGTGCAACCGGCGATGCCTTTCGCCGTAAGCTAAAGCAGGCTGTTCTGGCCTCTCAATAAAGAAGCGCTTAGGGCTGCAACCCTAGACGCCTCTAACTAACTTCTTTTAACTTCGCTACGGTAGCACGGTTTTGTATTTACAATCAATTAAAGAGGAAAGGGGGGTCGAAACCCCCCAATCCGTTAGTCAACGATGTAATGAATGATGAAACTCATATCACCGCCGGTGCCACCTTCCGCGTGCATCGTTGCCGCGACATAGTAGAAACCGCCTGGATCAGTTGAATCACCAGCCAATTCATACATCTTCTGGCCGCAAGTGTTGATGTCTGCCGCTTCATGGCGAACATCAGCCATTGCCCCAGCATCAGCAACGGCAGTAGCAAAAACGTCTTCGTCTTTGACCACGCCAGCCGATGTGTAGATGCCTACGTTGAACGTGCAGCTTCCACCAAACGTATCGGACCCAACAAAGATATGGGGCACAGATGCGTTCGACGGGATGGGCGCCAACATAACGATGTCGTTATCGTTGGTATCCCCAGCCGCAAGCGCCACACTACCTTGTGCAATTCGCACACGGCCATGTAATTCGGCACTGTCGTTCAGCGTTGGAGGGGTTGCCTCAAAATTGGCAACCAAGTCGGTGTTTTTAGTACCCATTGGTCATCCCTCCTATGTTGGATCGCATTCGATGTAGCCCACCAACTTTTCCTGCATACGGGTTGCCCCGATAGCCATCGATGCGAAGACTTGCGTCGCATGATTTTTATCGGCCCGCTCAGAAATCTTGATGGACGGTTCAGCGCCTATGGCCAGCTTCATTCCGGCTTTTTGCCAGAACAAGACTTTGTGGTCAGAGTTGCTATCTGTACCAATGAGTTCCGTTCGGATGAAGGTAAATCCCATGAAGGAATCCACTTCCCCGTTTACCAAACTTTTCACAGTGGCAAAATCGGAACTAGTGACTTCAGTTTGACCTAAAAGGTTCTGAAGCTGTTTGGCGTTGATGATCATATACCGATCACCATCTTCTGCCTCATTGGCGTCGAGGATTTGCTTGGCAGCGCGTAACTTGCCGACGTTCAAACCCGTATCAGCAGCAGGGCTGATACCGACCTGGACATCAACAGTGTTAGAACTGTCGTAGCTTGTTGAGGTGCCACCGGCAACGCCCGTAAAAGCGGTCCCGTCAGCAGCAGCAACAATTTGCTCATCCATCGCACGGCCCATAGCCCAGGCAGCAGCCGAAGCATAGGGGCTTTGCGGATCGATAAGCATACGAACACGATCTTCATCATCGATGAGATCTGCCCAATCAAAGTCGATAAGGCTGACACGACGCCTTGCGTGGGGCGTGTCCATCCTTGGAGTGTCACTGTGACGTGACGTGCGCTGTTGAGCGGCAGTGCTTCCCACTTGCTCAAAGAAAGCATTCTTGCCCACGACGGTTTCAACTCCAACCGACTCACGCAGACGAGAACCTTTCTGTTGAACAAGGTGTTCGACATTCCCTTTATATTGCTCAACGAACGCTGTAGTGATTTGAACTGACACTGGTCAATTCTCCTTCTTCACTGGTTGCGTTTAGGGTGAAAGTGGTTGTCCCGTGTGGGGCCACGCGCCGTCTTTCCGGCGGTCAAGTGTCGGGCCGAATGGTTATCCGACAGATACGTTTTGCGCTACGACATCAGTGCCGTAGGCCAATTCTGCTAATCTCTTATCTTTTGCCACCAGGGCTTTATGCTCTGGATGGGCGTTATCCCAGAAAGCGGGGTTTGCCCGTAGCTGGGCCATTTGTTCCTTGGCCATTTCCGGCGTTGTGCCAAACTGTCCGGCGCTCTCGCCTTCCTTGAATTGCGGACCACTGCCCAACGTCATGCCAATTTTGGCAAAGGCGCGGACAATATGCGGGTTTGATCCCAAGCCGGATTGATCTAAAACCTGTCGCAATTCATCGGAACCGTATTCTCTCAAGGCACGTTTGGCCGCTTCTACCCGTTGCGGAAATGCGTTGCCGTATTCCTTCTGCAATTCGCCTTCCCATTCGGCTTGCTGGTCTGCCGCCTGTGTCTGCGCGGTTTGCGCTTGGCCCATCATGTTTTCAACAAAACGGTCATGCAGCCCTTGAGCCATTGACGCTGGTAATTTCATTTCATGGGCGGCAGTGCGAAACCAATCGGACAAATCCTGATTGTACGCTTCAAAATTCTCCGGCGCGGCCAGTTGGTAATCTTCAGCCTTTTCCGGCGTTCCCAGCTTCTGCCAGCCTTCCCATTCAGAAAGATCGCTGCCGTCCGTTGGCAAAACAACTTTGTCGGCGCCCACCTGTTTTTCCAGGTTGACGTAAGATTTTAGAACGTCATCGGCGCCTTTCCATCCTTTGGCTTCAATGACCTCATGGTAATCATCCAGACCTTGCGTCCAATCGGCTGCTACTTCTGGGTTGCCCGCATCTTCCGTAAGGATTGCGGACCCTTCAGTTTCATTCGGCATTAATATCTTCTCCTATGCTAAGTGATAAAAGTTTGTCTTCATCAATACAAAGGATCGATAAAATCCTTCGCACTATGTCCTGTGAGCCGTGCATATGCTGTAACTCACTGTTTTCCCGATGCCCGCTGATGGTTAGGATGCCGCTAGCCTTAATTAGGTCCAGCAGAATAGCCTTGCCTTGCGGGGTGTAGAGAAAAATTTCCTTATAAGCCTGGGCTAGTTCGGCCTGGGCCTTATGTTGTTCCGGCATACTTTTTTTTCCAAAAAGCTGTTGACTAATTTGTGGCTACTGCTAATATTTTTTTGGAACAAACTTTGAGCACGCTGCTTGTAGCGTATCAGATAGAAAAAGCTCCTTCGGGAGTTTTTTTTATTGTTGACCCATTTCCGCTATCTGGGCGACTTTCAGACCGGCATCGGCCAGTTGCGGTGCAGAGTTCATAGCCGTCTGGGCCATTTCCGCTTGCTGGCGCTGGCCGCGCATTTCGGCAACTTCTTCTTCATCGCGGAGAATACGTTGCGGCGCCCCGTTAATCTCAGCCAGAGAGCGCGTGATCTCATCAGTGTTAAAGTTGTCCATGACCGATGGGTCAACGGCGGCGATGGCCTGGACACTCTCAAGAGTACGCAAGATGCCGATACCCTCTGGTGCCCGCATGGCTTGTGTTAATGGCGAAACATACTCAACCTCGTATTCGCCCGCCGCTTCCTCAAGAATAGGTGGCGGTGGAGGAATAACGCCCTGTTCGGCAAGAACGGCAAATTCACGCTCAATCAATGGCCCCAACGCTTCCGACTGCTGTCGGCCCACCGTAGGCGCTAACAGGGCGCCTTTTTCCTGGGCACGTTGCAAAACTTCCGTTGCCGTCATTTGTGGGCTTTCTACAAGGATTTGAAATAAAGTTACAAGAAAGCTGTCGTTAATCATCTTTCGGCGTTGTTCCATCATTTCAAAACCGATGTCTACACGGGCGCCGGTATAAAGAGGTTGAATAGGCGGTTGGGACCGCCCATCCATCCTTGCAAACGTCGCCGCTCCAGGCTTGGCGTTCACAGGGAGAATGACGCCGTCGTCTGCAATAATGAGAGGGGGATCGACGGCCTTCTGCCCAGCGCGGATAACCGTCTTTGACATTTCGTTAATCATCTTAATGTCCGGCAAGATCGTCATGGCAGGAGATCGTCCGTAGACCTCACGCGGGCCGGTTACATAGCGGCTGACAATATAGGGCATATCGTCAAAGCCGCCTTCCTCTATAAGCTGCTGTTCCTTGACTTCATAGTATCCCGAAAACCACGGGCGGTTACGCCGGTCCCGTGCAGACATGTCGCGGTCAGTGCGCGGGCAAACAAGATGCATCAATTCAATTTTGTCATCAGGTTTGTCTTCTGCCATTTTGCGAAGATTGTCGGACAAGTCACCGTCTTCAAACATTCTAAGGGCTTGCCGTGCCGTTACCTGAAACTTGCGGAACACCGTATCAACGCGGCCCATTTCGTTTTCGGCAATATACAGATCGGACAAATGGACTTGCCGGTACATCAGGCCACCATCGGGATGCTCATCAACAAAGAGAGCGCCCGTTCCAAAAGCACCAAGGGCCATGTAGCCCTCATGCATTTCCTTGGAAAAACTGGCTTTTGGAGAATAGCGGTAGCCAAACATGATGCTTGTGACCTGGTCAAACCAAAGCCGGACATCATGGTCACGATTAAGAGAAGGATCAGTAGACCGCAACTGGTGCCAGCGGGAACCGCGAGGGGTCAACAAACTTTCAATGGCAGAGGCAAAACGCTCACAGGCGAGTGCAGCCGTGGCGTCATATAATTTTGATGTGCGTTTATCGCCCGCTGTCAACTCACCCGTGAATATGCGCGAACGCGGCAGAACACGTTCGGCTATCTCTTCCCAATGCCCTTCCCATACGGATCGGTCATTCTTGAGGCGGGCATAGCGGGTAAAAACTTCTTTTGTATCAGGAGCAGCCATCAGACCTCCAAAAGCGTATTCTTGCGGATTGCCGCCACGTCGGTATTGCGCGGCGTTCCCATTAATGTTGTCTGCACACCGTTACGCGGAGCGGACCCGCCACCGTAATTGGCCGTGGCATTTCGCTGCGCTTTATCCAGCCGCGCACCCATAGACGATGCGGGCAGCTTCTTGCCGCCTGATTGCCGGTACATACCAGGGACGCACAAACTATTTCCCCTTGGGCTTCGGCTTCTTTGGTGGCCGTCCGCGTTTGGACCCATATGTTCCCTTGCCTTTAGGCATAGCGCACTCCTATTTCTTTTTTGCTTTGGATTTGGGAAACCCAGCTTTCATGTTGCTGTAGGCTTTTGATGAAATTGTTGACTTGCTCTTAGGCCGTGAAGTTCCCGCCGCACGGCGCTTGTTAATATTGGCATACAAGCCAGGTT